ACCTAAATCAATAGAATTGTCAAACACAATTACATATAAATGATTGTTATCATACACTATTGTATGTCTTGCTACCCCAAAACCGTAAAACGCCTTTCCAATCATTCCGATAACCCCTGTTGGTCTTATGGTTCTTGGATAAACCCAGCAACCGAAACTAAAATTACACGTTCTCTGATTTAAGATGTTACCGAAATCCATATAATTACTTATACCGTCAAAACTTGCACCACCCCCGAACCTACCAGATGTCGCCGTCGCTCCATTGTTAGTGCCATGAAAACCATTACCGGAATCATCTTTCGCCAATCCGATTCCGTTGTTTTCCATGCCCAAATAAAACTTACAGTTAGGGTCATAAATCATATTAGTAACCTTTTATAAAATTTGTTAATCTAATTGCTGTTGTGCTTACAACCTCAAACTCATATATATCGGTAGAGCTTCCTGTACTTGACGGGGTTGGAACTAATGTCCCCGGAAACTTAAAATAGCTGCCAAATGTTGGTACTCTACTACCCGTAGCGTCCTGTGTACAATGCAATACTAATGTCTGTCCTGCTGCTAAATTTGTAGGGTTTGCAAATTGTCTATTATCGGTTATAGTAACCGAAGCCTTATTACCGCTTGACACGTCCCACGTTATTGATGCTGCGTCTGTTAATGTTTGGAAAGAATCACCACCACCACTACCTCCGCCTGCTTCTACCCAAGTGTTGTTTTTTCTACCATAGGTAACATCATCCGCAGGAGCGTCTGTTATAAATTCACTGTCGTTAGTTAATTCACTTGTTTTGGTTGGTATTATCTGCTTTTCTTCATATATATGCTTAAATCCTCCTTCTCCATCTGATTTAGAAACCAACAATTTATCCTCCCCAATATCTGTCTTATCAACATCATCAGCATCCTGAATTACCGTAACACCGGTTGCCCCGGGTATCCCTTGCACTCCTTGTATTCCTTGTATTCCTTGTTCGCCCTGTTCTCCTTTCAAATCTGCTACTGCTATAATATTATACCATGTACTATAATCATTTGAATATTGGATGTATGTCCCATTACTTCTCATATACACCACAGCCGCATCCGCCGTATTATTTATGATAATGGTTTCATTGGTTTCATCTACACTTAATTCTACATCTGTACCCCCTACCAAGGCAGCCACTAATTTTGCAAAAGTTAAAAATACAGAAGCAGGTACAATTCCTGATTTTCTTTGCAAATTGAAATTCAAAGTCAAGATAAAATTATCTTCATCTTCTGTTAGGTTATTAGGGCCTGATTGTAATGAGGAATATAAGTAAAATGTTTCATTCTGAGTAAACCCTGCTCTATTATGTAGTAATCCTATAATAGCTTGACATTGTGTATATGCAGCTTCATAATCACTGTTCCTTACCCAAATCATTAACGATTCTTGAAAAAATACTTTATTCCCATCTATTGTTCCGTCTGCTGGACTTGTACTCGTATCAAATAATGTGACACAATTCACAGGAGTTGGTGGTTGGGTACTAATGAATAAATCAACCCCAAATTCAAACCCTCCTTCGGAAACCAATATATCTTTTATATCTACGCTGGTTGCATTCATAATTTCTTTAGGTCTTGATTTATTATTTCATCCAATTTAAATTTATTTCTATTTAATGCTGTTTCAAGAAATTTAGCACCTGCCCCAGGGCGTTTGAATTTCATTTTAGACCCTTTTTTTCCTATACCTTCATGAACTGCTGCCGCATATCTGGCACTAAAACCCATTATCAAATTAGGTTTTAATATTGATTTTGTCTTTCCTTGCATCTCTGATACTGTACTACTATGGTCTGATGCCATTCCCCCTGCATCCTCTCCCTTAAATTGAGGTTCTCCTTGTACTGAATTTGCTGTTACAATAAACCAAGAAGCTCTTAAATTAGAAGTATCAATAGGTGTTTTCGGACTTGTTTTTTCCATATCCCTTCTAACCAATATTGCAAATCGTATCATACCTGCCATAGATAATTTATCAATCCTGCCTTTACCTTCAGTCTTGATTTTTTTCATCACTTTTTCTATGCCTTTCAATCGTATGCTCATAAATAAACAGTTCTTACAAATTTACTTGTTGATTTGAATTCCGGATTTTTATCAATCTTCTGTATTGGATAAGCTGTAGAGACAAGTTTAGGATTTGTTTTCTGCTCTGTTGATAAAGAAGACAATATACCAAGATATAAATATCCTTCTACATTCAAATCCTGTGTTATCAATACCTTTGCCCGACTTGCCACTTCTTTTCCCTGTCTATTGATTATCAATTCTGTTGTATCATCCCATCTACAAGCTATCTCTACTCCGGTAGTTCTTGCAGGTTGTCCAAACCCATCTCTTGTACCAGGAGCCCAATAAACTGCTGTCTGTACACAAACTGATGATATGAATTCCTGTAATCCCATTATTCGTCTCCTCTACTTAATACTTGGATACTAATTTTCTTCTTTCCTTCTGCTGCTAATAATCCGGAGGTATCTAAACTGATACACATCTGCCCGTATGAAGTTGATTTTAATCCTTCTCCAAACTCACCAACATATACAATCTTCGCCCCTCCAGCCTCTTCTGATTCAGCCATCCGTTCTCTGGTTACTGCAATCATGTGAGCTGTCATCCAACGCTCTATTTCTTTTAAAGTATCTTCCGCCAGTGTTGTATTGACTAACCTTGCATTCACATATACATTTGCAGAGGTTATATAAGGAGTTACCTGAGCATCTGTAAGGCTTGTATTTATTATCTCTTTTACTTCTGTTGCTGTTACCCTGACTGCCATATATTATACCCTCCTTAATTTAGGTTGAATGAAATCCTTCGTTTCTTTTTCTTTCCAGACACCCCCACACCATCCTACAACTGATTTAATTTCTTCATAATTTCCATGCATCATCTTTTCTGGATATATGATTCTCATATTTAAAGAATATTGCATCTCCATTATCCTATCTTTATACTGCTGTAACCACCATTTCCAGCCGTCTATGGCAGTTTCTTTTCCTATCTGCTGTAATATATAAGATTTAGAAAAAGCCTTCATAAATCCTGTTTTCTCGCAAGATTTCAATATACTATTATCATCCCTTAATACCACCACCCATTTTGCTGATGGAAAAATCTTATTCATTTCTTGCCAAACCAGAGGCAAACGATTGTCTTTATAGAACCATTGCCCCTGCTTTCCTTCTCGTTCTCGAAGAATTGTTCCAAAACAACGGCTACGAAAATTTTCTGTAAATAAAAAATAAGCAGTTGGTAAAGGAAATTGAGCATCTGGGTCACATACATTTTCTTTGAAAGATTGCGTTACCAGTTGCCTCATCCTTTGATTTTCATACAAAGTTGCTGTATATGATTTATCTGGATGTACTGTCTGCCCAGCATATATGCCTGATAGATTTAGAATCCCTGCAATCATTGAACTTCCACTCCGCGGAATACTCGTAATCAAAATTGGGTCTGGTAACATCTTTCTTTCTTTTATTTGGTTAATGAATCAATTAACTGCATTGCTTTAATTCCGGTTAGAGGATTTTCATTCATCTTCTCTCCTTCTTCATTCAATACATTGTATTTACCACCTCCTACATGCTTTTTCGTATATACAGGTTTTGGTTTTTGTTCTATTTCTTTTTCCTTTACATCCTCTTCCTCAATTTCAGAATCAATAACCTGCTCTGTTCCTGTTTCCTCTGTGTCTTCTTCCTCAATTTCAGGTTTAGGCAATTGCTTATTTCTTACAGGTCGTTCTACTACTTCTTTTGCAAGTGATATGATACGTACTAAATCAGCAAATCCTTTCGGGATGTCTTTCTCATAAGCATCAAATACCATACCTGCTTTAATTACTTCACCATTTAATAAAGTCAATGTATGATGCCCTTTCTGAAGGCTCATATATCTTAATTTTTTTTCTTCCATAACATACTTTTTAAAAATAAATAATTTGGTTAATTACTGAATCTCATTTATGCAAGATGCACAATACCACATTGTCCTGACTGAGTTGCTCTGATTTGAGGAACCTGAATTGTCATTACTTTGTAATTTGCTACCATTCCACCTTCTGATTTCCACTCTACATTTTGCATTGCAAAACCTTTCACAAGACGGACTACATTTGAAGTCATCTGTACCATTACCACATTGTTTGCTGGTAAATGGTCTGAAACCTTTACAGCTTCAATTTTCTCAATCTTCAAAATTCTTTCCCTGATTGTGTCTGATGTTCCATTTGTCTGTGTTCCTGCTACGGTATTGGTAAAATCTTTATCCAATTCGGTTTCATATGCAGTTGGAATGTATATCACATACGGGCCATAGAACTTATCTGCAATCATTTTTGCCTTCATGGCAATTACATCTGCAAGAATTTGAGCAGGTGTTTTAGAAGCATTGTCCCAGGCAAGCGTCAATGTCTGTGGATTGCGATTTGGATGATTGATATAAGAATAAACTGTTCCTCCACCTTTGGTATAGGTAGTATTTGTGAACAATAATTCTTCCAATTTTTCAGATATACGTCTTGCAACGGCTTCTGCCTTTGTAGTGTCTAACCCATTACCAAGGGCTCTACTTGCTTCCAATTCTCTTGCATTGATTTCATAATCACCATGAATAATTGGAATAGGTAAATACTTCTGGTCAAAAGCAGGACGGTCATTCTTTGCTCTACTAACACCATCCATCGTCATTTCTACTTCCATGCTGTCATCCATGTCTTCATATTGAAGAACCATAGTTGCCATTGGATTTTTCAGGTTATAAATCAAACCACGACTTTCAAGGTCTGCTATTCCGGTCAATCTTTCACGTTGTACCATCAATACAGCATCATCATACTGCTTCCACTCATCTCTACGAAGAGTTGCTGTATTTGCCTGAAGTGGTACTGCTTTATAATTTGCAGGGTCTTTCACATCACCCCCCATGTAGATTGTGATATAACTTCTTTCTATCCCATCTTTACCTATGGCAAGATAAGGTCTCATTGCTCCGGGCTGTTTTCTTGTCTTCTGCATATAGGTAGCAAGTTCTCCACTAACTCCCTCCGGGCTCATTAAATCTAATTGAATGTTTTCCATCTTTTTATCTCCTTTCTTAATTTTTTCTAATTATACAATTCTTACTTTGATTCTTGATACGGCATTGGTGGTTGTCACTGCTTCAATAGCCTGTGCCACTATTTGTAACGGTTTTACAGTTACATCTTCAGCAGCATAATAGTCAGATGATTCAGCAACATGCAATTTCAATGTTCCATCTCCTTTGCTTGAAAGAAAATCACCTATTACAACAGTCTGTGATGTTGTTAATATAGCATATACCTCATCTCCGGGACGTGGTAACCATATTGCACACATATCATCAGCAGCAATATCAGTATTTATTCCTTCACCTACGATACTATTCTCAATGGCAAACATTTTAGCAGCATTTCCGGCTTCTGTGGAATGTTTCTGAACTTTTCCTGCACTTGTCAATTCTACAAGATGTCCGGGAGTAATTGCGGCAGCAGCCTGTAATTCTATCTCCACCGGAACATAACGTTTTAAAATAATTGAATTCATTTCTTTGTTCTCCTTTCTTAATTTAATTTATTTGTTTTCATTTTTCTTATACCTGAGGTATCATTACTAAATCTTCCCCTGTATTGGCTTCTCCTTTTCCTGCTCCTGCATATACAGTCGGTTTAGGTATAGATTTTTCAATCTTTTCCAACATAGAAGTTTCCATTTTAGCAAGGTCTTCTTCAGTCCATACATCTTTGGCATTGGCTTGGATGTTCTGGATAATTGTATTTCTTTTTTCTTGGTGCATTTCCAACCCTGCCTGGATATCACTGCGAATTGCTTCAGGTAGTAATGCCAATACCTCCTCGGCTGATTTATAAGTTGCAAGGTGTTTTTCAACATGCTCTTTACCTATATTTACCTGTACCTCTTTCGGGGTAATTTTCTCTAACTGCTCTTCTGTGAGG